GGAGGAAAATAAAGGATCTGGTGTTGGTAAAAAAATTGTTGATGGTGCTAAAAAAGTTATAGGATTGAAGAGAAATGTTGGTGACATGTGTGCGTTCACAACTCGCGCAGCATTAAAAGCGGCTGGTCATCCAGCAGCAGAAAAGAGAACCCAAATTGGTGACTTGGATACACCAAAAGGCACGGCATATAATGGTAGAAACTTTGCTGCATCCTTTGGTGGCACAGATATGGGTAGGGTAATTACTTCCAGATCTCAGGTTAAGATGGGAGATATTATTTTATGGAGAGCAGATAGACATTTAGGTGGAGCTATAAACAAAGGTGCTATTACTCACGTTGGTATCGCTGCTGATGATGGATTAAAAAATCAATATGATCATAGTAGAAGAGCTGGATGGCATTATCGTCCACACTGGGATAAGTATGGCGGCACCTCTTGGTTTGCTGCTATTAGATTAGGTGAAAGTGGAGGGATGCTTCCACCAGTATTACCAGGAAATGATGCGAGCGACACTCCTGATCCGGGAGATCCTAGAATATCAG